TTGTTCTGAATAATTGGAACCATTCGCAGCCAAATACAACTCTTGAGTATGCAGTCTTACATTATCGAAATCAATTGGATCAATTGCTACCTCATCAAGATTTTTAAGGGTCAAAAGGTCAATCTCGACATCCTGCCGGGTTAAGAAGTTTTCCCGAAATGGGTCTTCAACTATTCCAACGGTAATCTCATATCCATTCGTGTCACAAGTGTTCTTTTCCGAATAAATGGCCATATTGACGAACCCATTGAACTCATAGTTTTGGCCTTGTATAAGCGTGTCAGAGGTCATCCTAAACGGGATGTCATCGTTTATAAACCCTGAATCAAAGAAGCCTTTCAGGATGTTTGCAGCCTTGCCAATGAATGCAATCTCGGTGGTAAATGGCTGATCAATGCCGTGATTTTCTAGCCTCTTGGCGGTAAACTCGATGGCATCAAAACCAATTGGTTCAGCTACCTCGATATTGTTAAGATAAAACTTCCATCCTGCCATAGGACAAAGGTAAATAAAAAAGCCTCTCATTTCTGAAAGGCTTTATCGAATGTAAAAAGAGTAGATTTCTACTCCATTTCAATACTATTAAAATCAGGATCGGTTCTGCGTTTTCTGATTGGGTGTGTATATTTATTCAAAAAATCCTGAACTGCAGATTTTTTATATCGAACCAAGCCACCGATTTGAATAAATTCAATATCTCCCTTGTCCCTAAAACCTTGCATAGTTTTTTGAGAAACATTTAATAAGTCCTGAAGATACTTTGTATCAAATAGATGTTCCTGTTGGGCAATATCAAAAATGCGATTTTGATTTTCTTGCAATCTTTCAATTTTTGAAATTAATTCATTAAATTGACTTTCTGGAATTTGAAGAATTTTGACTTCCATTTCTTGTTTGTTTTAATTTGCAACAAAATTAATCAAAGAAATTAAATAATGAAAATATTATGCAACAAAAAACCCGACCTTTTTAGATCGGGCTTTTTGAACAAACGAAGAAACAAAAAATATAGGCTGAAAAACCTTTTGCAAAGATAGCAACAAAATTAACTACTAAACCTATTATTTAAAATTGTTGTCTCTCTGGATTTGGTTTGAATCTTCTTCGTGAAGCCTCTTTCGTCCATTGTCAAGGATGTGATTGGTAGCTTTGCCAAAGTTTCTTTGATTGAAATTAGTTCACTTACTATGTGACCATTCCCAGAGTCACCACGAGACTGATTCATCATCTTTGAACCCATAAACCTCTCGGCTTTTACAACCTCCTTATTCGGGATTACCTGCGAACCTTTAGGAAGGTCCACCAACGTAGCTACACCAGGTGTTTCGTACACTTGGCCGGATGTAGTGACCACCCACTCTTTACCGATCTCACCAACGATGGCCTTGCCACCTTTAAAAGGTTTACCCTTCGTTCCTTCAGCAAATTCTGGGACTGGTTGAGCAAGGATGAAACCTATCTGAGCGGCTGCAACTGCTGCTGCTGCAAGGGCTAATGGTGCAGTAAAAATTGCAGCTCCATACTCAGCAATAATAGGGGCAGTTTTAAAGACTACTTGAGCAACTGAGGCAAGTTGTTGTGCCTTAAATTGCTTTGTTCTTATTTCCCTTTCTTCCTGCTCCCTTTGTTGATTTAGTTCAGTTACCTTTTGCTTATTGTCACCTGCTAAACGTATTTCCTCATCGTATTTTTTGCTAATGGAAGAAAGTTCATTTTGTGTCCTCTGTGCTTGAAGATTCATAAATCCATCTAATAATTCAGATGCAACCTGAGCCGATGCCTCAACTCTTTCCTTATCTTTTTTCTTTCTATCTTCAGCATCTTTTTCTCTAAGTGCAGCAAGTTCCTTGTATAGTTTTGCATTGTCTTCAAGAACCTTATCATTTGCATCCCGGGCAGATATAACACCTTTGCTAGCCGCATCATCATTTGCTGCAATAATTTGCTTATTGGCGTTGATTTCATTTAGGATGAGTTTTTCACTTCTTATAAAAGCTTTTTTTTCACGGGTCACCCCAGTTATTTCTTCATCTGCAATTGCAGTTGCCTGAAGAACTTTATCGGTATTAATTGCTTTTAATTTATCTTCATATACTCCTTCCTGATATTTTATAAGCCCTTCTATACTTTGTCCAAATCGCTCTTTCTCTGATGCAGCATAGGCATCGTTTATCTCCTTATTTTGCGTCTTAACAATTGCAGGAAGTATTTTAGCCTGATCCTGGGCTTGCTTTACTTTCAGCTTGGCATACTTATCCGAAACGGCCTGAAGCTTTATATTACTAGCAAACTCCAATTCCATCATAGCAATGTTCTGACCATCTGCTGAAACGGTCTGTTTGATCTTTTCCGCAGCAATCTTCTTATCTACTTCAAGTAGTTCAACCTTCCTTCGATATTCTTTTTCTAAGGCTTGCATCCGTTTCTTTTCCGCATCTGCAAGGGCTTTTAATTCCTTTTCGGTCAGTTCTTTTTTTACCTTGTTAGTAACCTCCACCCCTTTGACCTCCTTGTCAAGAGCCGCCAGAACAATATCTGTATTTTTTATATCATTTTCAACTTGTTTTAGGGCAACCTTATTCCACGACCCTGCACTTTGTATTTTCAGGTTCAAATATTTAGCATCAAGTTTATCCCGATAAGCCAATGTTTCGGTATATTTCTGCAAAATAACCTGATCCATTGTTGCATCCTTATTTGTCTTGTCTTGAATGGCTTTTAACCTTTCAGCAAGTTCATTTTTAAGGTTGGTTGTAATGTTGGATTCAACTTTGGCTTCACGTTCTTTTTTTAATTCTTCCTCTGAGGTAGTTAGTTCACGAAGTTTATTCAAATAACCAGACCAAATATTTAATTCCCTTTGAATAAACCTACTTATCCCAGGTGATTCAAGGAATCGATCATAAGCGGTTTTGAAACGCCCCAAAGAAGCATTTAAACTATTTACCTTCTTTTCTGCTGCTGCCCCAAAAGCATTTTCTAATTCTACCGCAAACTTTGGAAGGAATTCAGCAGAAACCACCTGCCCTTGTTCGAGCATCTTATTAAGTTCCTTGGTCGTTACTCCCATCGCTTTAGCGGCAAGGTTGAACGCACCAGGTATTCGCTCCCCTATCTGACCTCTTAATTCTTCAGCCTGAACCGTACCCTTAGAAACGATTTGAGAGAAAGCTAAAAGTATTCCTTGCGTATCTTCATTTGATTTACCGAGAGCAGTTGATGCCTTTACTGCGGCCTCAAATATCTTGTTTGATTCTTCTAGTTTAATGCCTGCAAGATTAGAAGATGCAGTAAACGATGAATAAGTACCTGCAAGAGATTGAAGGTCTTTGCCGTAAGTATTAGCCAGATTGATCAGATATTGAAATGCCTGACCATTCTTCTGTTGGCCTTCCGTTGCATAGTCAATAGTCGTACGTAAGCCTTCGAAGGCGGCTGATGTGGTGAATATCTTTTTAGTAAACTCAATTAAAGCAGCAACACCAAAAGCCCTCTTAATCATTGAGCCAATTTCATCAGATGTTTTCCCGACTTTTCTAAGGCCATCTGAAACCTGTTCTGTGGCGGCCTTACCTTGCGATCCTGTTGTTTTTAAAGTTGTACCTAGTTGGACTAGCTTATCATTGAATGCCTTTGCGGCAGCCTCTGCTTTCTTTTCGGATGCCGTTATCCCGGTAAATCCTGCCGTTGCCTTGTTCCCTGCCTCAACTGCTGCCTGTGCAGCTACTTTTAGATTCGTTGTAAATGTCCTGACTGCATCAGCCGAATTTTTAAGGGGAGTTAATGCGGATGTAAATGCCTTTTCAGATGTTGTACCAACATTTCTAATCTCAGCATTTAGATTTTTGGTTTCAAGAATGGCCCGTTTTTCGGATTCAGTCAGCTTATCAAAGTTCTGTTGTGCCTTCTGAATATCACCTTCCTTGATGATGTATTCTACAACAATCTGGTTGGTGCTTAAAGTACTCATTTTTTCGCATTGGTTTTTTGTTCTTTAAGTGTTGCTAACCAATGCGAGTACATCAGGTAGTAAGTGTAGAGGGGTTGTTCGACCAGTCTAGAAAGGTCCGTTCCCATTCCTTTTGCAAAGCTAAGATTTTCCGAGTATCTAGATTTGAATCTTCTAAGGCTAACAATGTAATATGATGCTCTAACATCTTTAAATTCATCAGAGTCTCCCCCTGTAAATAGGTGGTCAAACTCTTCTGTAATTCTTCGCCAGTACTCAGATATTGACTTTGAGGCAGATTCAAAAAAAAAGTGGGAACATCAGCATTTTTGGCCCAATGTTCGATCTTGTTCTTGTTGTAAATGTGCTGATAATCGAATGGATTTTCGACCTCGTCAAAGTATTTAACGGTAGCTAATTTGACCTGAATCTGGATGGAAATGGCTAGTTCTTTACGTTCTTTTAGTCGTGCGTTCAGGATGCCTATTTCGATTAGCTTCTTATTGATCTTAATCTTTTCCGATTCAAGGACGGAATCAACGGCCTTGCAATGGCTATCTAAGTAGATGGGATTGATTGCTGCATCTAACTCCCGGTAGATGTCGATGGCTGCGTGCATACGCTCATAGGGTATGTTTATATCGTGATCGAAACAGAAGTAGTTCCTGCTTCCAGAACGAAAGGCGAACTTTATCTTATCCCAATGCTTTCGGTCTGCCGTGCCGTTGTAGGTCGGCACATCACTTTCTACCTCGACAACTTGTCTAGGATCGCTTGCCACATCTGTAGCACTCCAAAATTTAAGCCGATTCCAATTAATACCCATCCAATCAAATTTTCCTTCGGGCAAATATCGCATAAAAAAAACATCAAAAGGAATATCCAAGTGTTTTGGCAGAAGATGCAAAGTGCTAACGGTTTCGAAACCCAATCAGGAAGTGCCTGAACTTTATCGTAGTACCACTTTCCAATCGGATGGTGATCGTAGCAGAAGGAAAGGAAACAGGACACCATAGCGGCTGATATGGCCGTGAAAACCGTGAAGAAAAGCATACTACTTTTTCGGTAGTTGTTTAGTTGGCTTTAACGGGGTAGCCGTCTGTCTCGGCTTTTGGTTGATTGTTTTGGCCTGAGCCATTTGAATCTGTTTTTGTCTGCAAGCTGCACACGCCATAGGTTTTTAATTTAAAGGTTGATTAATAGCCCTGAGGGAGTTCGTTGTAAAAGGCATTCACAAATGCCACCGTTTCATCGGTTGATCCTCCGGCCACAGTAAATGAGATGCAATTGTATGTCTTGCCATCGAGGGCAACAAAGTATAATTCTTGCAAGGATGGATTAAAGAAAATGATCTGGTAAGGGCCACCGTAAGGTGAAAAGAACCCTTGCGGAATCAATGTATTATCCAAATCAATCTGAATGTGCGTACCACCGATGACCTCAGAGGTCTGATAGGTCACGTGTCCTTGACCGTTCTTGATCCTTACTTTAATCTCATCCTCTATGTAGCCGATTGGAACATAGATAATCAAATCCTCAAAGCAGGAGATTAAAGGATCGCAGATGGAATAACAGGTCTGGCAACAAGAATTATTCATTATTCAATTTCGTAATCGTTTGCAATTTCACTAAAATTTGTGAAAACAAAATAACGGAATTCATCGAGGCTATGCGAAAGGTTCGGATTCTTCAGTTTCCACGGGTCTAGGCTTCCTTTCCGATCGACCTGGGCTTGCTTTAAGTCTTCAATCAATAGGTCGTTTTCTTCGGCTATCCTGACGTTACATCGTTGTAGGACCATATTGGTGATTACCCTTGACTGGATGTGTGAGGGGTTCGCAGGTGCAACCTGAATCTGCATATCATTTAGCTGAAGATGCGATTTAATGGCCGTGTATGCACTAATATTATCAGAGGTAAAGGCTGACTTGTTTTGACCTGACGCATCGCCGTTGATGATGAACTTTGCCTTTGGAAATTCGGCCTTGATCGTTTCGCAAAGGATTTTTAAATCCCCGATTCGATAGGTCTTGATCTTGTTGATGGTAGCGTAATACTTCTGCCCCTTGATATTCTTCAAGAACTGGTATACACCACAGGTGTTGGTCACGTTAAAGTCAAATGATAGGTAGATTTCAAACTGGGGATTGATATTGATCTTGCCCTTAATAACGTGTTTCTCTGCCTCGAAAGAATAGGCAAAGGTCGAATCAATATCCTCTACTCCCCAATCCCCCAACGCCCAGACCTTGTACC